CGGGTTCATCGCCGACGACCCGTTCGAGCTGATCCTCCCCAACAGCCGTGACCGCTACTGGGGCACCATCGACGACGCCGGCCTCCACTTCGAATCGACCCGGCTCGCGGCCAGCGCGGCCGCCGACGCCCTGCCGTACATCACCGACTGGATCGGGGACCGGCCGGTCGAATGGGTCGTCGCCCACCCTGGCGGGCCCCGCATCATCAACGACGTCGTCTCCGGGGCCGGTCTCGACCCGGAGAAACACGGCCGGCACGCCCACACCTCCCTCGCCGACAACGGCAACCTCGGCGGCGCCGCCATCTTGGACGTCCTGCGCCGCACCCACGACGACCCGCCCGCACCCGGAGAGCCCGGCGTGCTGGTTGCCTTCGGCCCCGGTTTCACTGTCGCCGGCGTCTACGGCGCCTGGGCATAACACCCACCGCGCGCCCCCACCGCGCCTGGCCTTCGAGGACCCCTCTACCGATGTCTACGCCTTCGAACGCAGCTCCCCGCCGCTCCGCACGCGACGGCAGAGCCCACCTGACTCTCGTCACCGACCGGGACGAGCCGGACGGCCAGGCAGACGACGAGCCGCAGGGCGCCAAGCACGCCGCGCCCCGCCCGCTCCTGATGGCTGGCAGCGCGACCGTCCGCGCCCTCATGGCCCTTGGCGCTCTCCTGTCGGCCATCGGCCTGTCGATCGGTAAGGCGGACGCCCTGCGCGCCCATGATCAGCCGCTGGAGGAGGCCGACCCCGCCGAACAGCCCGCCCCCAAGGCCGGCCTGACCGGGACCGGCGGCACTACCAAGGGCAGCGCCGGGTACTGGGCTCCCACCACCCGGCCGGCCCTGACGGCCTCCTACGCGGTGAAGGCCCCGCCGCCCACCGGCAAGCACCGAAAATCCGCCTCGACCGAAGGCTGGGGGGAGTGGAACCCCGACCAGTGGGAGCGACCCACCGGCCGTCACCGCAAGTCCCCTGCCCACGGTGCGGGCACGGGCAAGCACCACCACCCCAAGACGCCCGCGGCCCCGCACAAGACCCACAAGGTCAGTGCGGTCCTGGCTCTCGGTACCCCCGCGAAGCTGGATTTGACTCCGGGCAGGGTGTGAACCCACTATTTGCTCTGTTGGAACACATGCCACAAAGGGCCGCCCGCGCAGGGCGGCCCTTTGGCATTTCTCGGGGAGGCCCCACCCGATGGCGTATCGCCCTGTCCTGCTGTCCCCCTCCGACATCGCCCACCTGATCGGTAAGCCGGTCGGCACCGTCAAGCGGTGGGCCAGCGAGGGGCGCATCACTTCCCACGACGGCCGGTACGACTACCTCGAAGTCCGCGACGTCGCCACCGGCACCGTCAAGGTGCCGCCGAAGCGGACCGCCCTCCAGGCCGCGGCCTAACCCCAACCCCCACAGACCGGCCCCGCGCGGATCAACTGATTCCGGCGGGGCCTTTTTCTGTCGGCCGCCACGCATTGAGGGGTGCGCGGCGGCCGACTCCCTCACCCCAGCACGGGAGTCGCCCATGCCGTCCCTGCCCGCCGGATACCAGCCGCGCACCTCGCGCTCCCAGCGTCGCGCGGTGTCCCGTAACGCCGCACGCCAGCAGACCCGCGCCATGCACGGCTTCATGGGCACCGCCCCCCGGTACGAGCCCGCGCGCAACGACAGCTGCGAGCGGCACTACCGCAAGCTCCCCTGCACGCGGTGCGCGTAAGAAAGGGCCGGCGCATGGACACCCCCGCCCCGGAGCCGGAGCAGGACCCGGACGTCGAAGTCGTCGACTCCAACAAGGCGCTCGCCAACGCCGTGCGGCTGCTCTACGCCGCCGAGATGGTCACCGACCTCGCGCTGATGGAGCGCCTGGAGGGTCTGGCGGACTCCTGGATCAACCTCTCCCAGGCCCTGGCCCTGTGAGCCCCCACCACCCCTGAACCGCCTCCGGAGGCACACACCATGTCTGCACCCATCGACGAACTCCACGGCCTCGTAGACGACCTGGAGGACGAGGGCCACTCCCTCGCCGGCCGGTTCCGTGACCTGGTCGACCGCGTCAAGGACGACATCAAGCACCTGCTCGGCGGCGGCAAGAACGAGCTGGAGGCGTTCGTCCAGTCCCTGGTCGAAACCCTCGTCCCCGAGCTGGACAAGGTGAAGGCGCAGATCGTGGCAGAGGTCATCGCCGAGCTCCACAAGGTCACCGCAGAGGTCAAGGCCGTCGTCACCGCCGTCGACGCGCCTGCCCAGCCTGCCGCACCGGCCGACGCACCGGCCGACGATGCGGCTACCCCGGCCCCGGCGTCGGTCGAGCCGGACCAGTTCCCGGCTCCCGCCCAGGGCTGACCCGCCGCGGGGCCCTGGCCGACGACTCCCGGCCGGGGCCCCGCGCTCCCAGACACCCGCCCCGGTCCTTGTGGCCGGGGTTTTTCATGCCCGCCCCCTCACGGGAGACGCACGATGCCAGCGCAGTACGTAGAGACCCGCGACATACCGATCGACGAGCTGACCCCGTTCCCCGGCAACGCCAAGAGGGGTGACGTCGAGTCGATCCGGGCCAGCCTGCGCCGTAACGGCCAGTACCGGTCCCTGATCGTCCGCCAGGTCGAGAACGGCCCGCTGATCGTCCTAGCCGGCAACCACACCATGCAGGCCCTCGCCGCGGAGGGCAACGAGACCGCCCGGTGCGAGGTGGTCACCTGCGACGAGGCAGAGGCCCGGCGCATCAACCTTGCCGACAACCGGCTGGCGGAGATGGGCACGTACGACAACGACGCCCTCGCCGAGCTGCTGTCGTACCTCGACGGCGACTACGAGGGCACGGGCTACAACGAGCACGACATCGAAATGCTCATCACCCCGCCGCCGGACCTCGATGCGCTCGCCGACGAGCTGGGCGACCCGGAGGAAGACGACCTCTGGCCGATCCTGCGGTTCAAGGTCCCGCCGAACATCCGCGACGACTTCTACGACCTGTCGACCGGTTGTGAGGTCCCCGACGACGACGCGGCCCGGTTCATCTTCATCATGAACAAGCTCCGGGCCCTGACGTGACGCTGCGGGTCCTGGTGTCGTACCACTACCACCGGGACACCGACCTCGCGCACCTGGTCGACGAAATCGGCGGCGACGTCGACCTGTTCGCCGACTCCGGCGCCTACTCGGCGGCCACCACCGGCGCCACCATCAAGCTCGCCGACTACGCGGCATGGCTCAAGCAGTGGGCGCCGCTGTGGACCGTGCGCTCCAACCTGGACGTCATCGGCGACCACGCCGGCACCGCCGCGAACCTCGCCCGGCTCCAGGACGCAGGGGTCGACCCGCTGCCGGTCTTCCACACCGGGGAACCCTGGCGGGTGCTGGAGCGGCTGTGTGAGCAGCACCGGTATGTCGCGCTCGGCGGCCTGGCGCTCCACGCGGTCGGCGGCGCCAAGCAGAACGTGCTGATGAAGTGGCTGGTGAAGGCGTTCCTCATCGCCCGCGAGCACGGCACCGTCTTCCACGGGTTCGGGCTCACGTCGCCCTCCCTGATCAACAGCCTGCCGTTCTACTCGGTGGACTCCAGCTCCTACACCATGGGGCAGCGGTTCGGCCTGGTCTACCTGTGGGACTCCCGGAACCTGAAGATGCACTCCGTCTTCTTCCGCAACCCCACCGAGGTCCGGCCGCGGGCGGACCTGTTCCGCCGGCACGGCCTTCCCGCCGCCCGCGTCATGGACCCCGGGTTCATGCGGTCGGGCACCGACACTCACCACGCCGACCGGGCCGCGCTCACCGGCGCCTCCGCCCGCGCGTACGGGTTCCTGGAGGAGTCCCTGACCGCCCGTCACCGCGTGGACGCCCCATCGCTGCCCCGGCACGCCGACACCGGCACGAAGGTCTACCTGGCGCTGGCCGGCACCAACCGATCCGACATGGACCCGCTGCGGCTCCTGGTGAAGGAGGCAGCGTGACGTTCCGGTTCCTGGTGTCGTTCCATTACCACAAGGAGACCGACCTCCAGGCCATCGTCGACACCTACGGCGGCCCGTGCGAGGTGTTCGCCGACTCCGGGGCGTTCTCCGCGGCAACCCTCGGCGCGACCATCAAGCGCGCCGACTACGCGGCCTGGCTGCACCAGTGGCGCGGCGTCATCACCACCGCGGCGACGCTGGACGTCATCGGCGACCCGGCCGCCACCCACCGCAACACCCAGACCCTCGAAAACGAGGGCCTGACGGTGCTCCCCGTCTTCCACGTCGGCTCACCGTGGGAGCGGCTGCACGAACTGTGCAAGGAGTACCAGTACATCGCCCTCGGCGGCATGGTCCCGCACGCCAAGAAGCCCGACGCGGTCCTGCGGTGGCTGGTGAAGTGCTTCCAGATCGCCCGCGAGTACGGGACGGTCTTCCACGGCTTCGGACAGACCCGGTTCGCCACCATCGCCGCCCTGCCGTTCTACTCGGTGGACTCCTCCGCCTGGGGCTCCGGCTCCCGGTACGGGCAGATCGCCTTGTGGGACGAGCGTAGGGCGAAGCTGGTCACCGTCCAGGTGTCCCGGCCGGACCAGGCCCGCAAGCACGCCGACCTGCTGCGCTCCCACGGCGCTGACCCCAACCTCGTCGGCCGGCCCGGGTTCGCCGTGGCCAAGCAGCGCACCCGCGAGCAGTACGAGCGGGAAGACCTGATGATGCGCGGCGCCCCCGCCATCGCCTACCACCGGCTCGGTCAGTGGCTGATCCGCCGCCACCGCGTCCCGGCCCCACCCGGCTGGGAACGCCCCGGCACCGCCCTGTACCTGGCTGACGGTGCCGTTGCGCAGCTCACGAAGGCTGCGTCGGTGCTCCGCGACGAGGAGAACCGCGGCACGCACATGTACCTCGCCGAGACCGCCACGGTGAACCTCCACAAAGCCGCCCGGGTCATCGCCCGCGAGGACGAAGGCACCCAGCTGTACCTCGCCGAGGCCAACCCCAAGCACCTCCACAAGATCGCGAAGGCCATCGCCGGCGACACCGGCGTGGCCGCACGGAAAGGCAGCCCCTCATGACGCGCCCCCTCGCCGTACTCGCCTTCTCCGGTGGCATGGACTCCTCCACCCTCGCCGCGCACTACGACGCCAAGGGCTACGACCTGCTGCTGCTGTCGTTCAACTACGGCCAGCGGCACACCCGCGAACTGACCTCCGCGCGCCTGGTCGCCGGGCACTTCGACGCCGAACACCACGTCGTCGACCTGGCCGGCGTCGGCGCACTCATGCCCGGCTCCGCCCTCACCGACGCCGCGGTGCAGGTGCCTGACGGGCACTACGCCGAGGAGTCCATGCGGGTCACGGTCGTCCCGAACCGCAACGCGATCATGGCGAACATCGCCGTCGGTATCGCGTCCGCGCGCGGCGCCGAGCTCGTCGCCCTCGGTATCCACGCCGGGGACCACGCCGTCTACCCGGACTGTCGCCCCGAGTTCCTGGACGCCATGGGGGAGAGCGTTGCTCGCGCCCTGGAGGGCTTCCCCACGCCCCGTATCGAGGCCCCCTTCATCCGGCAGTCCAAGACGTGGATCGCCGGGTACGCGGCCGAGCTGGACGCCCCGCTTCACCTGTCCTGGTCCTGCTACAAGGGCGGCGAACGGCACTGCGGCACCTGCGGCACGTGCACCGAGCGCATCGAAGCGTTCGAGGACGCCGGCGTCTACGACCCCACGGAGTACGCCGCATGAGCCACGCCGTCACCGTCCGGCACAACTTCGAGACCGGGCACCGGCTGCCGCACCTGCCTGGCAAGTGCGTGTCCCTGCACGGGCACTCGTGGTGGGCCGAGGTCACCGTCGAAACCGACGAGATGACCGCCGGCGGCCTGGTCGTGGAGTTCGGCCCCTTCAAGAAGGCGCTGCGGGAGTGGATCGACACCCACCTCGACCATGGCGTCATGCTCGGCCCTATCGACCCGCTGCTGCCGGTCCTGCGCGCCAACAGCTGCAAGGTGTACGAGGTGGAGGGCTGGCCCACCGTGGAGAACGTCGCCGCCCTGCTCGCCGACGTCGCCACGAAGGCCCTGGAAGGCCTCGTACGCGCGCCGGGCGCCCGCGTCACCCGCGTCCACGTCCAGGAGACCCACGTCAACGCCGCCACCTGGACGGCCCCGTGACCGTGCTGTCCCTCGTCGTCGCCGAGGTGTTCGGGCCCACCGTCCAAGGTGAGGGCCCGTCCACCGGCCGGCGCGCGTCGTTCATCCGGCTCGGTGCCTGCAACCTCCACTGCACCTGGTGCGACACCCCGTACACGTGGGACGCGTCCCGGTTCGACCTGCGCAAGCAGCTCAAGCGCATGCCCGTGGACGAGATCGTTGCCCGGGCGCTGGAGGGCAACCCGGCCATCGTGGTCATCACCGGTGGGGAGCCGCTGCTGCACCAGCGGCGCCCCGGCTGGCTCGCTTTGCTGGACCAGCTCACCGAGGCCGGCGTCGAGATCGAGGTGGAGACGAACGGCACCATCGCCCCCACGCCGGAAACGGTGTGGCGGGTCAGCCGCTTCAACGTCTCCCCGAAGCTCGCGCACGCCGGTGACCCGGAAGAGGCCCGTATCCGCCCCGACGCCCTCCAGGCCCTGGTGAAGACCGGGCGGGCCGCCTTCAAGTTCGTGTGCGCCACCGACACGGACGTTGACGAGGTCGCGGAGGTGGCCGCCCGCCTGGGCCTGCCGGCCCGCATGGTGTGGGTCATGCCGGAGGGCACCAACACGGCCGACCTGTGCGAGCACCTGGCCGCCATCGCCGACCCCGCCATCGCGGCCGGCTTCAACCTGACCACCCGCCTCCACGTGCACGCGTGGGGGAACGAGAGGGCACGATGACTCTTAACCCCTCACCCCGTGCCGCGGCCGCCCGCAAGTTCACCGCTGGCCTGAACGCCTGGTTCGAGGCTCGCGGCCTGGACCCCGACGGCCCGGCCCTGTCCGGCACCCCGGGCCGAGTGTTGCGCGCCCTGGACGAGTTCACCGCCGGGTACGAGGACGACCCCGCCCGGCACCTCGCGCGCGTGTTCCCTGTGGAACATTCCGGGGAGCCCATCGCCGTCACCGGCGTGCCGTTCACGGCGCTCTGTGAGCACCACATGCTGCCGTTCAGCGGCACCGCCGACATCGCGTACCTGCCCAAGCCCGGCGCCCCCGTCGCTGGCCTGTCCAAGCTCCCGAGGGTGCTGGACGTGTACGCGAAGCGTCTGCAGACCCAGGAGCAGATCACCCAGCAGGTGACCGCGGCCCTGGACGAGCACCTGGAATCCCTCGGCGCGGCCTGCGTCATCCGCTCCGAACACGGCTGCCTCGCCCTGCGCGGCGCCCGTAAGCCCGGCTCGCAGATGGTTACCGCCTCGTACACGGGCCGGTTCCTCAACGACCCGCAGGCCCGCGCCGAGCTGCACACCCTGTTCAACGCCCGCGCGTAGGGAGGTTGCCGCCATGGCGGAGGAACCCGACGGCGTTCTGCCGACCGACGACCCCCGCGCCGTGCAGGCCCTCCAGCTGCGCCTCGCGGGCGTCGACTGGCACACCATCGCCGACCGGCTCGACTTCCCGGACGTGGTGGACGCCATCGACGCCGCTACGGCGGTCGCCGACACCCAGTTCGACGGCATCTCGATGGACCCCCTGCGGGTCCTGCAACTCCTGCGCCTTGACCGGCTCCAGGCCGCGGTGTGGCCCGCAGCGATGAAGGGCGACCTCAAGGCCGTCGACGCCGTCCTGTCCATCGACGACCGCCGTACCCGGGCCCTGCGCCTCAACCAGCGGAGCCGGGATTGAGCGGCCTGCGCCCCAAGCACGCCGGCGCCGGCAAACCGCGCTGTGGGGCCCAGAAACGGCAGGGCGCCCCTGGTGACACCTGCACCCTGGTGGCCGGGTTCGGTACCGACCACGTCGGTATCGGCCGGTGCAAGTTCCACGGCGGCAACACCCGCAACCAGCGGGTCGCGGCCCGCACGGAACTCGCCGACCTTGAGGCCCGCCAGGTGCTCGCCACGCTGGAAGTCACCCCGGTCGGTGACCCGTTCGCCGCCCTGTCCCGCCTCGCCGGCCAGGTCGTCGCCTGGCAGGAGGCCATCAGCAGCATTGTCAACCAGCTCGGTGACCGCATCCGCTACGAAGGCGCCTCCGGCTCCGAGCAGCTGCGCGCCGAAATCGCCCTCTACGAGAGGGCCATGGACCGTACCGGCCAGATCCTCGGCTTGATCGCCAAGCTCAACATCGAGGACCGCATGGCCCGGGTCACCGAACGCCAGGCGGACGCGCTCGTGTCCGCCCTGGAGGCAGCGCTGGCCGCGGCCGGCGTGACCGGCACGGCCGCGGACGACGCCCGTAAGGCCGCCGCCCGCCACCTGCGCGCCGTCTAACCCCCCTCACCCTCACCCCTCGGAGCAACACGTGCAGCTCGACGCAGAACTCGCCCTCGACGAATGGGAAAGCGCCTTCAAGGCGCAGCAGGAGCTGGCGGTCACCGCCGCCATCGCAGCGTTCCCCTTCTTGGGGCGGATGGGCTACCCCACCGGCTGCTGCGACCTGCGGATGGAGTGGGAGCAGGACGGGCTCGGCGAGGGCACCGTGTGCGTCGACGACCAGGCCCGCGGCTCCGTCGAGTTCAAGGGCATGCCGCATGAGCCCGTCGGTAAGGCCATCGACGAGCTGATGGGCAAAGGCTGGTTCCAGGACGCACCCGACGGAATCGCCGCCGCTGGCCCCGGCACCTACTGGTGGGACGACGAGGACCACGGGGGCGAGTGGGAGATCAAGGTCACCGACGAGGGCCGCCTGGAGGTGCACATGGACTTCATGCGCATCCCCGACATCCTCGGCGTGCTGGACACCCTGCACACCGCCCTCACTGCCAGGTAGACACCCGGGAGGAGGCGCCCGAGGTGTCCAGCGACATGGACGCGCTCGCGCTGGCCGCCGACCGTCTGGAGGGCCGCAGCGCCGCTGCCGACCGCTACCCCACCCCGCACGACCTTGCCGAGGATCTGGACCCGCACGTCGTTCTCACGCCCGCGCTGGACCTCCTCGACCAGAACCTGATGGACGTGGCCGACGGACGATGCCGCCGGCTGATTTGGACGATGCCGCCGCAGGAAGGGAAGAGCCAGAGAGTCAGCCGGACGTTCCCGGCGTGGCTGCTGGCCCGGAACCCGGACCTGCGCGTCGCCATCGCCTCGTACGAACTGGGAACCGCCCGCCGGTGGGGCCGTGCGATCCGCAACGACATCACCGGCAACCCCGACAAGTTCGGGATGCAGGTCCGCCGCGACACCTCCTCCGCGCAGGAGTGGCAGATCCAGGACCACGACGGCGGCGTCTACTCGGTCGGTGTCGCCGGTGCACTGACCGGCCGTCCGGTCGATGTGCTGATCATTGACGACCCCATCAAGGACCGCGCGCAGGCCGAATCGCAGGTCTACCGGGACCGTGTATGGGACTTCTGGACCGACACCGCCCGCACTCGATTCGGCCCGGAGACCCGCGTCATTGTGGTGCTCACCCGGTGGCACGAGGACGACCTTGCCGGGCGGCTGCTGGCCGGTGATGTGCGCGGCGAGTGGCGGCACGTCAACGTCCCCGCGCAGGCCGACCACGACCCGAACAAGGGCGAGATTGACCCGCTCGGCCGGGCCCCCGGCGAGTACCTGCTGTCGGCCCGTGGCCGCACCCCCAAGGACTGGGAAGACACCAGGACCGACGTCGGCTCCCGCACGTGGAACGCCCTCTACCAGGGCCGCCCGTCCCCGACGTCCGGTGACGTGTGGAAGCGGCAGTGGTGGCGCCGCTACGGCACCCCGCCGTGGTCCCAGCACCCCACCCAGGCGGACGCCTACTGGGTCGAGGAGTTCGACCAGCTGGTCATGTCGTGGGACATGGCGTTCAAGGACACGAAGAGCAGCGACTACGTAGTCGGGCAGGTGTGGGCCCGCAAGGGCGCGAACGTCTACCTGCTGGACCAGATACGCAAGCGGCTGTCCTTCACGGACACCGTGAAGGCGTTCCAGGCCCTCGTCGGCCGCTGGCCGCAGGCCACCGCGAAGCTCGTCGAGGACAAAGCCAACGGCACCGCCGTCATCAGCACACTCAAGAGCAAGATCCCCGGCATCATCGCGGTCACTCCGACCGAGTCCAAGTACGCCCGCGCCAACGCCGTTTCACCGGTCATCGAGGCCGGTAACGCGTTCCTGCCGGAGTCGGAGATCGCCTTGTTCGACCCGGACGAACTCGTCGACGAGGCCGCGGGCTTCCCGAACTCCGCCCACGACGACCAGGTCGACGCCACCAGTCAGGCCCTGGCGTACCTGCTCCTGGACCAAACCGGCGCGCACGCGTGGATCAACCACTTCCGGGCCAAGGTCGAGGCCGCCCAGGGCGAACCCGACCCACAGCCGGAGTCCGAACCCGCCGAGGAGGCCTCCGCGCCCCCGGAGCCGGCCGACCCCGAAGAGGACGCGGCCGCCGCCCGTAAACGCGCCCGTGACGCCCGCTTCCGGGACCAGAGATGACCCCTCAAGGAGGCCACGCGATGGCGTCGCTACACGTCCCTATCGAATGCCCGGCGGCGTCATGAGCGAGCCGGCCGCGAAGGCATCACACCGGGCGGTGCGGCAGGAGTTCGTCATCACCCGCGCCGACGGCACGACCGTTGACCTCGGCGTCGGCGTCTACTGGCACCGCAACCCCCTCCGCCGCCTCTGGTGGCGCCTGTGGGGCCAGCCCCGCTTCAACCGCCGTGCAGCAGCGGCTAACCGAGACGCGGCACGGGCCGCTAAGGAGAGGTAGGAATGGCCACCACGGTCGCATTCACCAGCAAGGGCCGCGAGGTTGTGGCCGGCCGGCTTATCGGCGCCACCCCGTCTCAGGCCGAACCGAAGAACATCGGGTGGGGGATCGGCGCCGGCACCGCCGCGGCAACCGACATCGCCCCGTTCCAGGAGGCCACCGAGGCCCGCGTCGTCGGTACCAGCTCCCAGGTGACCACGACGAGCACGAACGACACCTACCAGGTGGCCGGGACCATCACCTCGGCCAGCTCGCAGACGATCACCGAGACGTTCCTCAGCGACTCGGCGTCGAAGCCGGCGGCGACCACCCTGTCCGGCGCGATCGCCACCACCGGCGCCACGTCGATCAGCGTCACCTCCGCGGCGGGCTTCCCCGGCTCGGGCAACTACAACATCCAGGTCGACTCCGAGGTCATGACCGTGACCGCCGGGCAGGGCACCACCACGTGGACCGTGACCCGCGGCGTCAACGGCTCCACCGCGGCAACGCACTCCGGCGGCGCGACGGTCACCGGCGGCAACACGCCCGGCTCGTCCGCCGTGTCGAACGGATCGCTGTTCGTCCACGCCTCGTTCACCGGCCTCGCGCTCAACTCCGGCGACACCCTGACGGCCACCACGAAGCTGTCGTTCTCCTGACCGACCCCGCCGGCGGGAGGTGACCCGTGACGATCTCCGCCGTCGGTAGCCTCCAGCAGAACCGCGGTAGCGGCGTCAGCACCCTGACCGTCTCCGGCGCCGTGGTGGGGAACGCCTGGCTGCTCATAGTGCGCGTCGCCGACCAGGCAATCGGCGTCTCCTCCATCACCGGTGGCGGACCCGGTACCTGGACCCGGATCGCGTCGGTGGCGCAGGCGGTCGTTAACGGCACGATCGAGATATGGCTCGGCCAGATCACGTCGACGGCGTCGACGACGATCACCGCCTCCTTCAACTCCGACATCACCGGCGTGGCGACGGAGCTGTGCGCCGAACAGTTCTCCTCCAACCTCGCCAATACCGCCTGGACCGCGGACGGTACGGGTGGCAGCACCTCCGGCTCCGCCACCACGTCGGTCACCTGGTCCACGCTCACCCCGACCGCGGGCAAAGAGCTGTACATCGGGTACGCGTACGTCAGTAACAACGTGGTGGCCGGGTCCACGAGCGGCTTCACCTACACCGTCACCGGCGCCGGTAACGGCGTGGTGTGGAACCCCGCCGTCACCGCGGCGGCCACACCGACCGCCACGCAGGACGTGTCGGGCAATGTCGCCACCCTCGCCGTCCTCGTCCGCGCCGCTGGCACGGTCGGCCTCGCCGGCACGGCCGCCTCGTCGACCGCGCTGGGCCGACGGCCCGGACCCATCTGGGTGGCGACCGGGACCAGCAGCGCGAGCATCACCCGGGCCGCGTCCATGGCTCGTAGTACGGCGGCAACGGCAACGGCCGCAGTCAGCCGGGCCATCACCTGCCGCCTGGCCGTGACGGCGACGGCCGCGCGGAGCGTCGCAACCGCCACCGTGCGGGCGCTCCTCTTCGTGGCTGCCGTCGCTGGTATCGGCGCCGCGGCCCGCGCAGTTGGTCGTCCGCTCCCCGCGGCGGCCACCAGCACCGGCACGCTACGCCGCGGCGTCGGCCCGACCTTCCTCGCGGGGGCCGCCGGCAGCACCAGCGTGCGGCGGGCACTCGCGGCCGCCTTCCCCACCGCCCGCGCCGTCGGCGCAGCGCTCGTCCGCGGGCTGCAACTCGGCCTCACCCGGGCCGCGCACGGCACCGGGCTTCTCGCTTACGTCCCCGGCCTCAACCTCACGGTCACCGGCACCGGGGCCGCGGTGACGGGTCGCGGTGTGGGCCGCGCCCTGACCGCGTCCGCGGCCGCCGCCGGCATCCTGCGGCGCGCGGCCAGCACGGTGGTCACCGCCCCCGTCGCGGCCGCCGGGACGATCCGCCGGGCCGTGGCTCGCGCGTACGGCACCGCGGCCAACTCCGCGGCGGCCGCCAGCGCCCGGGCGACGCTCGCCCGCACCTACACGGCGACGGCGACCGCGGCCGGCACGACGGCCCGAGCGGTCAGCCGGTACCTCGCTACGGCGGGCACCGCCACCGCGGGGCTGGCAACCGGTACGGCGCGACACGTCACCCTGGCCGTCGCGAGCGCAGTCGGCACCGCACTGACCGTCGGCCGGGCCTTGTACGCCATGCTCGCGGCCGGTGCCGCCGCGGCCGGCAACATCCGCCGGGCCCTCAACCGCACCCACACCACCGGGACGGCCACCAGTACCAGCGCCCTGGCCCGCACGGTAGGCACCAGCCTCCCAGCGACCTCGGAAGTCGACGGCTCGCTCCGTAGGGGCCTGGTACGCCCCCAGGTGGTCACAGCTACCGGAACCGCCGCGCTGGCCCGCCAGACGGCGCGACAGCTCGTTTTGGCGGCCACCGCGACCGCTGCCCGGGCGCTCACCTGGGCCCGAACCACCCTCCTCACTCTGACGGCCGCCGTGCACGGCGCTGGCGCCCTCGGGCGCAACGCCCAAACCACGCTGCCGGTATCGGGCACCGGCAGCGCCAGCATCACCCGCCGCGCCGGCGTCACCACCACGGCGGTCGCGGCCGCCAAGGGTGACATCACCCGATGGTTCGCACTGACCGTGTCGGGCATCGCGGCCGGTACCGGCGCCGTCCGCCGCGCGCTGGCACGCCCGTTCACCGCTGCGGTGTCCGCGCACCCGGCGATACGGTCCGCGGTTTACCTCGTTCTCGAGGCCGCGGCATCGCGCGCGGTGGTGGTGCTGCGGGCGGCCGCGCTGCGTCACACGGTGACGGCCACCACGACCGGGGCCCTTGTCCGCGGGGCGGCGCTGAACGCCCGTGCGAGCGCCCTTACCACCGCACTGGTCCGCCGGAACATCGGCCGGTCCACGACCACCACGGCGCACGGGGCGGCGTCCATGGGTACCGGCCGCGTCTTCGCGCTCCTCCTCGCGGCGGCCGCCGTCGCCGCGGTGGCGACGAGCGTGCACCTCATCCGCGCGCTGCGCGACCTCACCCTGGCGGCCGCCGGGGTCGTCACCCGCTGGTCGGCCGGCGAGCCCGGCGCCACCTGGCGGGCCTGGCTCACCGGCGGCCGCTGGAACACCGACGAATAGCAGGGGAGACCCGGGTGCAGAGCGTCGACCGCGACTCCCGCCAGTACGTGCAGGCCCATGTGGACGTCACCGTCGCTGGCCAGCCGTTCAACCCCACCGCGGACCCCGTGGAGTTCGCCTTCGCGGCTGTCGGTGGCCGACCCGCCACCTGGTACACGGGCGGCTGGGACGGCATCGAGCCGATACCCGGCACCAACGCGTACAGGGCGCAAGTCCTCGTGGGGCCCGGCAGCAGCGGCCCGGCCCTCGCGCCCGGCCGGTACGCCGTGTGGCTGCGCATCACCGACAACCCCGAGCAGCCCGTCATGTCCGTCGGGCAACTCGTCGTCACCTGACCGGAGGAGACCGGAGTGGCCACCCCACCCCCCCTGCCCGCGGGGCCTTTCTGCGCGGCATGCGGCGGCGACGCGGTCGTGAACTGGCAGCGCCGCCCCACCGAGGCGGAGGTCGCCGACGTCATCAACACCGAAGAGGAACGGCGCGCGGTGCTCCAGCTCCTGGCCGACCCGCTCCTGGGACCGCCCGAGTTCGGGCCGCTGCCGATCGGCGACGGCATGACCCGCCCCGTCTACGCGTGCGCGCAGCACGCCATCACCCTCGACGGCGCCTCCCTCATCCACCAGAGCACATGCACGGCCCCGAACACGGACAACCTGCCCGGCTGCGACTGCACCCCGGAAACCACGGCGCCCGCGCCGCTGGAACAGACCCCGGCGGCCCTCCAGCTGCCCGACCACTGGACCACCGGCGCCTGATGCCCGAGCGTAGATAGGAGGCACAGCCCCCGATGAGCCTCCGCGACCGTCTCGCCAAGGCGTTCGGTGCCCGGCCGCCGGCCGACATGCAGGCAGCCGAGGAAACCGCCGGGATGTCCCCGACGCGGCCGTTCTCCCCGGGCCAGCCCATCGGCCCGTACGACGGCTACAACCGCACGCCCCGCACCCATGACTTCGTCACCGGGTACAACATCTCCGCCCGGCCCAAGGCGAACGAGCGGGTCTCCTTCGAAACGTTGCGCGGCCTGGTCGACTCCTACGACGTGGCGCAGATGTGCATCTGGCACCGCATCGACTCCATCCGCGCCCTCGACTGGGCCCTCGTCCCCGCCCGTGGCTTCCGCGGCGACGCCGACCAGGCCATCGACATCGGCATGCAGGTGCTGTCCAAGCCGGACCGGCAGAACTCGTTCTCCACCTGGCTTGCGACCTGGCTGTACGACATCCTCGCCTACGACGCCGGCACCCTGTACCGGCTGCGGAACCGCGGCGGCCGCGCGATTGGCCTCCGGGTCGTCGACGGCACGTCGATCGCCCCGCTCCTGGACTACTGGGGCAACAGCCCCGAGCCGCCCGCCGAGGCGTATGTGCAGTACGCGAACGGCCTGCCCTGGAACTGGCTCACCCGCCACGACCTGGTGTACACCCCGTTCCGGCCGCGGGCGAGCAGCCCTTACGGGTACGCGCCGCTCGAAAGCATCCTGCTCAACGCCAACACCGACCTCCGGTTCCAGGCGTACTTCCTCCAGCGGTTCACCGAGGGCAACATCCCCGAGGCGTTCGCGTCGGCGCCGGAGTCCTGGACCCCGCAGCAGATCGAGGAGTTCCAGGGCTACTGGGACGCCTTCATGCTCGGCGACCAGTCGATCAAGCACCAGATCAAGTGGATGCCCGGTGGCGGCAGCATCGTCTGGTCCAACGAAAAAGACTTCTCCGACGCCTTCTCCCTGTTCCTGATGCGGAAGACCTGCGCGTCCTTCCACATCGTCCCGTCCGACCTGGGCTTCACCGAGACCGTCAACAAGTCGTCCGGTGAGACGCAGGCCGACGTGCAGCACCGCGTCGGTGACCTGCCCCTGGTGTCCCACATCCAGGGTGTCCTGACCTCGTTCCTCCAGCACGACCTCGGCCTGCCGCTGGAGTTCGCGTTCGACACCGGGCAGGAAAAAGAGGACCGGCTCACCCTCGCTCAGGCGTGGCAGATTTACATCGAGTCCGGCATGGCCAGCCCCGACGAGGGCCGCGAGGAGCTGCTGGGCCTGCCCGCCGACCCGCGCCGGCCGACGCCGCGGTTCTTCAACACCAGCCGCCTCGGCCCCGTCCCGCTGCTCAACATCGACGGCGTCGGCGGCAAGGTCGACCCGGAGACGTACGCGCCGGCCGAAGACCAGGCCCTGCCCGCGCAGCCGTTCGTACCGGCGCCCGGGGTCCTCCCGGCCCAAGGCACCACGGACGCGGCGACGGTCTCGGCCGCCGAGGACACCTACCAGTCCACCGTCCACGAGACCGCGCAGCAGGTCGCCAAGGACGCCGCGCCCACGGCCGCCGAGGGCATCACCACCGGCACCGGCCTGCACGGCTACGACCTCGACGACGACGAGGACGAGCCCGGTGAGCTGGTCAAGCGGGAGATGACCGCCTTCCGGTCCTTCCGTAAGGCCCGCCGACGCTCCGGCGCCTGGCGGGACTTCGAGTTCCGGCACGTCCCCGCGCACGCCGGCCGCCGCCTCAACCAGGCCGGCCGCGCCCAGGTACGCAAGGACGCCGGCGAGATCGCCTGTGCGGGCCTCGTCGTGCAGGCCACCGACACCGGCCGCGTCCTCATGCTCCAGCGCGCCCTCACCCCGGACGATCCGGCCGGCGGCACATGGGAGTTCCCCGGCGGCCACCTGGAAGGCGACGAGAAGCCGGTGGCCGGCGCCGTCCGCGAGTGGTGCGAGGAGACCCACTTCATCCTCCCCTTCGACCCCGACGCCATGGCCGCGCTCGCGTTCGCCACGCCCGCGTGGACGTCCGGCATCTACGCCGGCTACGTCTACACGGTCCCCTCGGAGTCCCTACTGGACCTGACCCGACGCGACCAGGTCACCAACCCCGACGACCCCGACGGGGACAAGGTGGAGGCCGTCGCCTGGTGGGATCCCGAGCAGCTGCGCGGGAACCCCGCCGTACGCCCGGAACTCCTCGCCGACCTCGACTGCGTCTTGTCCGCGCTCGGCCACCCGATAGCCGACGACGACGTCCTCAAGGCAGGCCGCGGCCCAAAAGGTGAGGGCGCTGAAGAAGGCGCGGCCGAACGGTGGCTCGGCTGGCGGATGGACCTCAAGGCCGTCCGCTACTGGGCACCCCTGATAGCCGCCGCACTCCGCGGCGCCCTCAACCCCCGCCAGATCGCCAAGGCGTGGCTGTCCGCGGCCTCCCAGCCCACCGCGGGCAGGAAGGCCGACCGGCTGCGTGAACTCAACGCACAGGCCCGCCAGTGGCTGGAGCAGCACGCCCCCGAACTGGCCGCCGCCCTGGAGGACACCATCGCCGGTGTCTACACCGACGGCTACGTCATCGGTGTCGTAGCCGCCGAGGCCGCCGTCGCTGAAGCCAGCGGCGCGGTCGCGGCCGGTGTCGACTGGGCTGGGTGGGAGCCCGGCGACGCGAAGGCAGCCCAGCTTCTCCTCGGCCCCAAGGGCGACGGAGCGGGTCTGCGGAGCCTCCTGAACGACAGCGGGGTCACCATCCGCTCCATCGTCGACACCCGCCTGGGCGCCCTGGGCCGACTGCTGGCCGAAGGCGCAGAGCGCGGCGACAGCCCCACCACCATCGCCACGGCGATCGAGGGCCTGCTCAGCGACGCGACACGGGCCGAGATGATCGCCACGACCGAGCTGTGCCGGGCCGTATCCGCGGCCAGCCTCGGCACCTACCTGGCGAACGGCATCGAGCGCATCGAATGGGACAGCGCCGGCGACGGCCGCGTCTGCCCGATCTGCCAGACCAACCAAGACGCCGGCCCGCGCACCCCCGGAGACACCTTCCCCTCCGGCCAGACCGCACCGCCCGGGCACCCCTGGTGCCGCTGCGCACTCGTACCCGTGACAGGAGGAGCCTGATGCCCGACGAGCAGCGCTACGTGCTCGGCGTCGCCTACCAGGCCGGACCCGACCCCATGATCAAGCGGGGCGCGGACGGCGGCCGTGACTTCTTCTCCGCGGAGGAGCTGGAAAAGGCCGCATGGCGGTACCTCCAGAACGGCCCCGAAGTCGGGCTGTTCCACGCCGACGGCACGGAGGGCGCCGCAACGGTCGTCGAGTCGTACATCTACCGCGGCCCCGACTGGGAACTCGGCAACGGCGTCGTCGTGAAGGCCGGTGACTGGCTCGTCGGCGCAGTGCTCGACGAGAACGCCTGGCAGCTCTACAAGTCCGGGCGCGTCACCGGCTGGTCACCGCAGGGTTCAGCGCGCCGCATCACCCCACGGAGTAGCTGATGCCCCACACCCCCGACGAGGAGTTCACCGAACTCATCGACGCCAACATCAACCGCGTCGACCTGGTCGACAAGGCCGCGAACGGCCTGCCGATCCTCATGGCCAAGCAGCAGGGCGACGCCCCGGCCGGCCTGATGGACCCCGCGCTCGTCCGCGACCTCATCGGCAAGACCGCCGACCCCGAGCCTGCCCCCCAGGCGGCGGACACGGTGACGATGTCCGGCAGCCCCGGCGCCATAGCCCGACTCATCCACGAGGCCGCCGCCCGGCCGGCCGACGCCAGCATCACGAAGGACGCGGACATGGCCACCGACACCGACCTGGACCCGACGGTGGTCCTCGCCGAGCCCGACGGCGACGCCCCCGGCGACGTCAACACCCCCGGCAGCCCCGCATGGGAGGCCGTGGACGCCGCGACCGCCCGTAAGTGGACGAGCATCCTGTCCCGGGCCAAGGGCGCGCTCGCGGTCATGGCGGACAGGGAAATGGTCGAGGCCGCGTCCGCCGACCCGGACGACTACGACTCCGCCCTCGACCTCAACGACGCGGCCTGCGCCATCGACTACGCCATTTCGGTGCTCGCCCCGTTCGCCGTGGACGAGCAGGCTGAAGTCGACTGCGGCATCGCCGAGATGGAGGCCGTCGGCAAGGCCCTCGCCGACTTCGACACGGGCCAGCTGGACGTCATCGAGTCCCTGACCCAGGTGGCGAAGGCCGGCCGGTCCCTGTCGGCGGCGAACGAGCGCGCCATCCGTGACGCGGTCGAGTCTCTGCAGAAGGTTCTCACCTCCCTGCCGGCCGCCCCCGACACCCCGGAGAGCGGCCGCCCGGTCGCCAAGAAGGAGACCGACATGCAGCCGGAGACCGGCAACGCCCCCGAGACCGTCGAGACCCCGGCCGCCGAGCCTGTCGGCAAGGCTGACGGCGAGGGCAAGGCGCCGATGGTCGCTGTCTACGACGCCAAGGGCAAGCTCGTGGGCATCGTCGACCCCACCGAGATCACCCCGATCTCCGGTGCCGACGCCACCGAGGACACCCCGGAGGAGGCCCCCGCGGTCCCCGAGGCGCCCGAGGCCCCCGCGGAGGACGCGGCCGACCTGGCCCCGGCCGACGCCGCCGGCACCCCCGCCGACGGCGAGGACGTCACCAAGACCACCAACGAGGACGCCGCCGCCACCGGCGACGACGTCACCAAGCAGTCCACTGACACCGACTCGGACGACGTACTCAAGAGCAGCATCTGCGACATGGTCAAGGGCATGCTCGACGAACACGGCGCCACCCAGACGGCACATCTCACCAAGCAGGGTGAGGCCATTCTGGAGCTGGTGGAACTCGTCGAGACCCTCAAGGGCCAGGTCAAGGCGCTGGAGGAGCAGCCCGCCGAGCCGAAGGTGTTCGCCCAGGGAGCCATCCCGCCCGCGCACCTCATGCGTGGCCAGGACAACGGCGCCGCGCCCGTCGACATGGCCAAGGCCCGCGAGCTGAAGAAGTCGCTGTACGGCGGTACCGCGCCCGAGCAGAACGAGGCCGCCAAGACCATGCAGTCGGCCGCCATCGAAGCGCTCCAGGCGATCCACCAGCGGCGTGCGTAAGTAGCCGCCCCCCTTCTCCTCTCCCTTCCCCCGAACCCCCGGACGCGGACCGCGCCGGGGGTTTTTGCATGCCCAGGAGGCACCCCTTGAGCGCTCCGCTCGAAAACGTCACCGAGGAGACCCTCGCCGCCATCTCCAAGGCGCAGACTACGGGCATCCTCACCGGGACCGGCGTCTACAGCTACGACCTGTCCGGCCTGGTCTCGCTGATCCCGGTCGTCACCCCGTTCCGCGACATCGTCTCCCGCGTCAAGAGCTCGGACGGTAACCCGTACGCGGTGTGGCGCGCGATCATGGACACGACCGCCGCGCAGCCCGACCCGTCCATGGGCTTCGACTACGCGGCCAATGAGGTCGTGTTCCAGGAGCAGGACTTCCAGGCTCGCTACAAGCCGACCGGCCTCGCCGGCCTGGTCACTCAGGACGCGTTCGACCTGGGCACCGGCTACGCCGACCCGTTCCAGGTCGCGACGTTCCAGACCCTGAACCAGGTCCTCATCGGTGACGACCGCAAGCTCCTCGGCGGCCAGTCCTTCGCGCTCGCCCGCCCGGCGGCCCCGACCATCGCCCAGTCCGCGTCCGGCGGCACCATCGGCGCGACCACCGTGTACGTCGGTGTCGCGGCCCGTACCGGCTCCGGCTACTACTACGGGTCGGGCAACTCCCAGGGCAACAGCGCCTCCACCACGTTCGCGTCGGGCGCCACCAACAGCCTCACCGCGACCGTGGGCGCGGTCCGCGGTGCCGTCGCGTACGACTGGTTCCAGTCGGCGAACGGCTCGACCTGGTACTACTACACCACCACCACGGTCAACACCGTCGTCTTCAACAAGGTCATCGCCGTCGACCAGGCGCTGCCGTCCGGCACGGCCGTCCCGGACCTGACCACCAGCTGGAAGGGCGCGGCCGCCACCAAGCCGACGTTCAACGCCGCGGCCGACAACGGCTCCGCGAACGCGAACGACTACGACGGCTTCATGGCGACGCTGGCGGGCGACTACAACGGCAACGGCCAGTGGGTCACCCCGGGTACCGGCACCGCCAACCCGTCGACCTTCAAGAGCCTCGACGGCGCTGCCCTGACCTTCGCCGGCGGCCAGGTCCAGGAGATCGAGAACTACGTCTTCCTGCCCCTGTGGAACCAGATCAAGGCGTCCCCGACGGCCCTGATGATGAACGCCGCGCAGGCCCAGGAGATCGCGAACCTCGTCCTGTCGTCCGCCGCGTCGACCACGTTCCTCAACACCGACTCCAGCGGCCGCATCAGCGTCACCGCGGGTGGCCGGGTCGGCGAGATCGTCAACGCCCCGGCCGGCGGTGTGACCGTCCCGATCGAGGTTCACACCAGCCTGCCCCCGGGCATGATCATCGCCCGCACCGACCGCGTGCCGTTCCCGCAGGCGAACATCTCCAACGTCCTGGAGTACCGCAACCTGCGTGACACCGCTCAGTTCGACTACGGCATCAGCCGCATCGCCGGCACCGCCGGCGGCGGTCCGCGCCGCGAGTTCGAGATCCGTTCGGTCGGCGCGTTCGTCAACCGCGCCCCGGTCGCCATGGCGACCCTCGCCAACGTCGGCTAACCGCCCTGTCGGGGCCCCGTAGGTCTTCCTGCGGGGCCCCGGCCCGCGGCCCCCTCTTCCCTCACCCCTGATTGGAGCAGGCATGCGCCTGTACTCGCGCACGGGCGTAACTGCCCTCGACGACCCCGAGTTCGGCACCTTCCAGGCCGACGAGACCGGCGGGTTCGACTTCCCCGACGAGGTCTCCGACCGACTCCACTCCTTCCACATGCGCGGCAAGCCGATGTGGGAGACCGACATCGAGCGGCAGCAGCGGCTCATCTCGGAGGAGCTGGAGCGCCGCAAGGACCCCGCCACGCTGCTGTCCGCGGTCGAGCAGCTGGTCAAGGCCGCGCAGGCCACCAGTGTCCTTACCGCGCTCGTCTCGACCCCCGAACCGGCCACCCCCGCCCCTGCCGCGCCGGCCGCGCCCGAGCCCGAACCGGCCCCCGAGCCGGCCGCGGCGAAGAAGACGGCCAGCAAGCGCGCCAGCAGCAAGCCCGCAGCCCAGTAGCCCGGCACCGGAGGAGGTGACTGCCCATGGCCGCCACCCCGTACGTGACCGCCGCCGAGTTCACCGCGCACCCGACCTACCTGGACCTCGAAACCCTGCGGTCCGGGGTCATGGACCCGGCCGCGCAGACCGCCGAGCTGACCAACGTCCTGCTCATGGCGTCCGGGTGGGCCGACAACGAGTGCAACCAGCCGCTCGGCGCGCACCGGGTAGACCTCAGTACGCAGGGCCGCATCGACCAGGACGGCAACCTGATCGTGTTCCCGTCGGACCGGCCCGTGCTGTCCGTGGCCGCGGTCTCCTACGGTTCGACGTTCTCCCGTATGTCGTACCTCGCGGCGCCGGTGGCCCGGGTCGACAAGAACCAGACGATCTACATCCCCGTCGGGGGCGTGGCGACCCGCGGCCGGGTGTGGGTGGACATCACGTACACCGCTGGCTGGGTGTCCACCCTCCTGGCCGCGGACGCCTCGTCTGGCGCGACGTCGCTGACCGTCGCGGACCCCACCGGCATCCTGCCCGGTGCCTCCCACCGGCTGTGGGAGCCCGGCAGCGAGGAGACCGTCACCGTCTCCCCGACCTGGATCCCGCCGGCCGCCACGACGCTGCCGGCACCGACCGCGGTACCGCTCGCCGCCCCAACCGTCTTCGCGCACACCAAGGGCAGTGGCTGGTCGGGCATGCCGGCCGACATGCGCCTGGCGATCGTCAACTACACGGTCGGCCAGCTCATGCGCCCGGACACCGCGGCGGAGGACTCCTACCCGGACACGTCCCTGTCCCCGGCCACCCGGCAGCAGGACAGCCGCAAGGACGGCTCCGGGCTCGTCGCGGAGGCCGAACGCATCCTCGGCTCGTATGCGAGGCGCATGTGAGCGTCCAGAGCGTCCTTGACGGCATGTGCCGCTACTTCGGCGGCGCGTACGACGAGCAGACCCGCACCTACCGGTCTTCACCCCTGTCGAAGTACGGCGTCGGCGTCGTGCGCCGGGCGTGGGCGAAGCGCGACGACCACGCCGACTACTTCTGGGGCATGCCACCCGGCACCCGTAGCGGCTGCCAGATCGTCATCTACATCCCCCGGCACTCGGAGCGCCGCATCGCCCTGGGAGGCGAGCACGGCGGCATGAAACAGGTCACCTACGAGGTGGTCCTGAACTGCTACATCCGCTCCAACTGCCCTTACGCCGAAGACGCCCAGGACGACGTCTACGCCCTCCGCGACGCGCTCGTGGAGCGCATGCGCGAAGACCGCACCCTCGGCGGCGCGGTCTTCCAGGCCGGCGAGCACAACACCGATGGCGTGGACGGCATCGACTTCCGGTACGGCCAGCCGGAGACGAAGGCCGAACTCACCAAGTCGTTCCTCGAAATCACCTTCGCGGCAATCGAGTTCGTCAGCGCCTGACCGGCCGCGCCTTCCCCCTGATCACCTTCTCTGCCTGCGGAGTCCGCATGCCCACTGCCAAGCCCCCCAAGGACGAGCCGACACCGCAGCCGGAGGAAGCTGCGCCCCCGGCCGCCGACATCCCCGCGGTGCCCGCCGCGGCGCCCGAGCCCCCCGCGCCGGAGCCCGGCACGTACGAGTACACGCACTTCGCTGACTGCGTCTACCCGCACGTCCCGCTGAGCGCCCGCGCTGCGACTGCCGACACCCCGGCGACCCGCTTCGACTGGCCGTTCGGCCCGCCGGAGGACGGCCGCTGGACCAAGACCAGCAAGAGCCCGAACCAGGCCGCCGACAACATGCCGGCCCTGTCCAGCGAGGAGTGATCGGTGCCCACGACTTACGCACCCGCCAAACAGTTCGTAGGCATCGCCACCGAGACGAGCCAGGGCACCCCCGTGGCGATGACGGCGACCGTCCTGGTCGACGAGGTAAAGCCCAAGGACAACCCGACCTTCCTCGACGACAAGTCGTGGCGCGGGTCCATGGGCACCGACGCCTTCGCCAAGATCGCCGGTACGAAGACCGCGGAAGTCGAGCTCGGCGGCCCGGCCTACGGCGACGGCCTCGGGTTCTTCCTGCGGAACATCCTCGGCGACATGGCGTACACCGGTACCTCCACCGGGACCGGCAGCACCACCCTGTCCGCGTCCGCGGCGGCCGGCGCCACGTCCATCACCACCGCGGCGAGCATCCCCGCCAGCACCACTGTGCAGATCGGTACCGGGTCGACCGCCGAGGTGTTCGTGACGGGCACCCCGACCGGGTCCGGCCCGTACACCATCCCGCTCGCCACCCCGTCCGGTGGCCTGGCGTACGGTCACGCCTCCGCGCAGGTGGTGCAGCCGGTCACGGCCCCCTTCACGCAGGCCCACTCCCTGCTCAACTCCGGTGGCGGGCAGCCCGTCTCCCACACCCTGACGCACTTCCTGGGCCCCACCGCGACCTCCGGCGCGCGCCAGTACCCGGGTATGTGCCTGTCCGAGCTGGGCCTGAAGTGGAACTCGGAGTCGGAGCTGCTGACCTGGTCCGGCAAGGGCACCTCCTGGCCGTCCGTCCCGCTCGGCTCCGCGCCGGTCGCGGCCCCGTCCACGGTGCTGCCCGTCGCCTCCTGGCGCATGCTCGTGGGCATCGGCGGCCCCGCCTCCGGCGGAACGCAGATCGCGACCGTCACCGACGGCGAACTGACCATCAAGCGGGACCTGTCCCCGTACTTCACCGTCACGGGCACCCAGAATCCCTACGTCATCCAGCGCGGCGGCCTGTCCGTCGAGGGCAAGCTCAACTTCGTCGCCGCCGACGAGAGCCCGCTGCTCTACATGCTGAACAACACTCAGCCGCAGCTCCAGCTCCTCATCGACAACGGCCTGACCGGCGTCAACAAGGTCACCTTCCAGGTCGACATGCAGCTGGCCGCCATGACCAACTCCGAGGCCGACGGCACGAAGTCGGCCGTGGAGTACGGCAACTCCTTCCAGGCCCTGTTCAACACGACCAACGCCGGCGGCTCGGGCGGCTACAGCCCGATCAAGGTCTCCATGACCAACAACGTCCCGGCCGGCACCTACTAACCCTCACCCCCCTCGAACATCGGAGAGTCATGTCCACCACCGAACGCGTCCCCCTGCCGTCCGGCGCCTGGGTCCAGCTGCGCGACCCGCACACCCTTCGCCGCGGCGACAAGCAGCGGGCCCTCCGCGCCGTGAAGGACACCGAGGGCGGCGACGTCGGCGCCGCCCTCGACCTCATCAACGGCCTGCTCCAGGTGCTCATCATCGACTGGAGCTACCCGTTCCCCATCCCCGGCGAGACCCCGGCCTCCCTGGACCTTGTGCCGCTGGAGGACGACGACGCGCTCTCCGAGGCCGTCGAGCCGGCCCGGGCGATGCTGTTCCCGGGTAAGCCCGACCCGAAGGACGCCAAGGACCCGGCGTCCCCTACCGAGCCCTCCGCCGACTAAGGGCACGGCTGGAGGGACACACCGTCCCGGACGGCCACCCGATCACTCCCGTCGACGAGGCGTACGACTACCTCTGGTACGCGGAGCGATACCGGTGGACGCCGGCCCAAGTCGACGAGATCCCGGCGTGGTTGGACGTGTGGCTGCCGCGGATGGCCATGGAAGTCGACTCCGCCAAGGAAGCCGCCCACGAGAAGGCCATGCGCGACGCGGAGCGGGGGTGACCCATGTCCGGGAGCGCCGTTGAGGTCACCGGTGTCTCGCAGCTGAACGCAGCCCTCATGGGCATTGTGAAGTCGCTCGACACGGCCACCAGGATCGCGACCGCGCAGGCCGCGCACCTGCTGGAGCGGGAGATCAAGGCCCAGCTGGCGACGTCCAGTCACCCGCGGGGCACACCGACACCGTCCAGCCCGGGTGAGCCCCCGTCCCTCGTGACGGGCACCCTGCGCCGCTCCGTGAGCGTCATGGGTCCCACACCGCTCGGCACCGGCCGGTGGCAGGCCCAGGTCGGCCCTACGGCCGTGTACGGGCGCATCCAGGAACTCGGCGGCGTCACCGGCCGTGGCGGCGCCACCGAGCTACCTCCCCGCCCCTACGTACGCCCGGCCTACGAGAAGTTGGCCACCTCCGGCGCGCTGACCAGCCTCTACAGCTCCGCCTGGCGCGCCGCCATGAACCGCCACTGACCCACCGCACGACCGCGCTCGAGGGCGCCCAACCCTGAGAAAGGGGGGCGCCGTGTCCGAGGGATCGCTGCTGCCGCCCGTCGTCGTCCGGCTCCTGGGCGACATGACCCAGCTCAAGGGCACGCTGGCCGAGGCCCGTACGCAGGTCGACGGCACCGCGAGCGGCTTCAAGAAGGCTGGAGCAACCGCGTACGCCGGCCTCGCCCAGATGGGCCGGTCGGTGTCCCTGATCGGCGCCGGTGTCGGTGTCGCCTCCGTGAAGATGGCCGGCGACTTCCAGGCCGAGACCATGGTCCTGCACACCGCGGCCGGCGAGACCGTCAAGAACCTGGCCACGGTCCGTAAGGGCATCCTCGGCATCTCCGAGGGCACCGGCACCGGCATCCAGAACCTGACCGACGGCATGTACCAGATCGAAAAGGCTGGTTACAGGGGCGCCGGCGGCCTGAAGGTGCTCAAGGCGGCCGCGCAGGGCGCCCGCGAGGAGAACGCCTCGCTTGAGTCCGTCACCAACGCCATGACCAGCGTCATGGCGTCGTACCACCTCAAGGCGTCCGACTCCGTCCGGGTCATGAACGGCATGAAAACCGCCGCGGGCGAAGGCAAGATGACCATGGAGGAATTCGCTGGCAGCCTGTCGACGGTCCTCCCGATCGCCTCGGCGAACCACATCACGTTCGAGCAGGTCTCCGGCGCCCTCGCCACGCTCACCCAGCACGGCACCAGCGCCCGCGAGGGCACCCAGGAACTCGCCAACACCATCCGGAACCTGGCCGCGCCGAACAACGTCGCCACGGCGACGATGCAGCGGTTCGGCCTGTCCTCCACGGACGTGTCGACGAAGCTGGGCAAGCGGGGTCTGACCGGCACCCTGGACCTGCTCACCCAGACCGTGCTGTCGAAGATGGGCAAGTCCGGCACGGTCCTGCTCTCGGCGTTCAACAACAGCAAGCAGGCCGCGGCCGACCTCAAGCAGATGCTCACGTCGATGCCGTCCGGGGTGAAGAAGCTCGCTACCGGGCTCCAGAACGGCTCGATCAACGTCAAGGCGTACGGCAAGGCCATCAAGCAGCTCCCGGCCGACCAGTACGCCATGGGCCAGCAGTTCGCGACCCTCTACGAGAAGTCGCACGGGTTCAACGACGCGCTCAAGCGCGGTGGGCCGGCGGCGACCACGTACACCGACGCGATCAAGAAGATGACCGGTGGCGCGACCGGCCTCAACACCACCCTGATGCTCACGGGTGAGAACACCACGGGCTTCAAGGACCGCGTCAAGAAGGTCGGAGAATCGTTCAACCACGCCAGCAAGAACGTTGAGGGCTGGGACGCCACCCAGAAACTCTTCAACGTCCAGATGGCCAAGGCCAAGCAGACCGTCCAGGTGCTGGCCATCGAGATCGGCACCAAGCTGATCCCGGTCGTCACCTCCGTGATCGGCTGGTTCGGGAAGCACAAGGATGCCGCCGTCGCCCTGGCGGCGATCATCGGCGGTGTCCTCGCCCTGTCCGTCGTCGCCTACGCGACAAAGATGGCCATGTCCGCGGTCAAGACCGTGACCTCCTTCGCGAAGATGGGCGTCGGAGCCGTCAAGGGCGCCGCGAACATCGTCAAGGGGTTCCGCAGCGCCTCCGTCGCCGCTGACGACGCGTCCGGGATGGCCGGTACGTTCGGCGGGAAGCTCCGCAAGGGCTTCGACGCCGCGAAGTCCGGCGCGAAGACCGCCGGCGGTGCCGTCAAGAGCTTCGCGCTGAGCGTCGGCCGGGCAACGAAGGCGGGAGCCAAGTCCGCCTGGACCGGCATGGTCTCCGGCCTGCGGACCGTGGGCACCGCGATGAAGACGGCGTCGCTGGCCGCACTGGAGTTCACGAAGAACCTCCTCAAGTCCGCGATAGCGGGCCTGCGCGCGGCCGCGGCCTGGGTCGCGGAGAAGGTCGCTCTGGTCGCGACGGCCGTAGCGGAGAAGGCGGCCGCCGCCGCCGAGTGGCTCCTGAACATCGCCCTCGACGCCAACCCCATCGTGCTCATCGTCCTCGGGATCATGGCCCTGATCGCGGCCCTGGTCCTCGCGTACAACAAGATCGGCTGGTTCCGAAAATTCGTCAACGCGGCTTTCAAGATGATCGGAGCCGCTATCGGCTGGGTCGTCGACTTCGTCAAGTCGCACTGGCCGCTGCTGCTCGCGATCCTGACCGGGCCCATCGGTATCGCCGTCCTGCTGATCGTCAAGTACTGGAACAAGATCAAGTCCGGCTTCCTTGACGCCTACCACGGCACGGTCAACGTCGGAAAGTCCCTGGTCAACTGGATCGCCGGCCTGCCCGGGCGGGCGCGGGACGCCCTCGTCTCCCTCGGCTCCAAGATCGTTTCGGTCGCCACCAGCGCCTGGAACAGCTTCAAGACGGCCACGGTCAACAAGGCCCTCGACCTGGTCGCGTACGTCAAGGGACTGCCGGGTCGCATCACGTCCGCCCTCGGCAAGATGGGCAGCCTCCTGCTGTCCGCCGGTAAGGACCTGATCCTCGGCTTCATCCACGGTGTCTCGTCGATGGCGTCGGCCGCGGTCGACAAGGTCAAGAGCATCGGATCGAGCGCCGTCTCCGGCATCAAGAGCATCCTAGGCATCCACTCGCCGTCGCGGGTGTTCCGGCAGATCGGTATCTACCTCAACGAGGGCCTTGTCGAAGGCCTCACCAGCTCCACGGCCAAGGTGAAGACCGCGACGAAGCGCATCGAGACCCTGCTGATGCAGACCTACAACAAGGTCGCCGACCTCAAGGGCACCCGGGGTGTCAGCAACAAGTGGGTCAAGTCCCACGAGGCCACCATCAAGAAGCTGGAGGCGTACGCCAAGAAGGAGGACAAGGTTCTCCGCGCCCTGGCCACCAAGCGCGACGCAGTCGCCAAGAGGATCAAGGCCGCGCAGAAGAACCTCAAAGACCTCCAGAAGAAGTGGGCCGACGAGGTCAAGTCCGTCGCAGACGGCATCAAGCAGGGCTTCTCCGTAGTCACCGAGGCCCCGCAGGACGGCGTCGCGCTGACCGCGCAAGACGTGGTCAACAAGATGCAGGACCAGATGCAGAAGGCGACGGCGTTCGCCGCGCAGCTGGAGGCGCTGAAGAAGAAGGGCCTCTCTGCGGACCTCATCGCGCAGATAGCCGCCTCCGGTGTCGACCAGGGCGGGGCGACCGCGGCCGCGCTCTCCACGGCGACGAAGGGCCAGATAGACCAGATCAACGCCGCGAACAAGCAGACGAACGACGCCGCCAACAAGGCCGGTAAGTCCGTCGCCGACGCCATGTACGGGTCGGGCATCAAGGCCGCCCAGGGGCTGGTCAAGGGTCTGCAATCCCAGGAGAAGCAGATCGAGAAGCAGATGATGAAGATCGCTAAGGCCATGCAGAAGGCGATCAAGTCTGCTCTCGGTATTCATTCCCCGTCCCGGGTGTTCGCCGCGATCGGCCAGTGGATTCCCCGGGGCCTGGCGGCCGGCGTGGAGGGCGGCACGCACCACGCCACCCGCGCCGTCACCCGCCTCGCCGGGTCGGTGGCATCGGCTGGCGCGGGCTCGTTCACCGGCAGCGGCCTGGCCGTGGCCGGCGCGCACAGCCGCGGCATGGTCGTGCACAACACCGTGGTCGTGAACGTGGAGGGCCACGTGCTGACCGAGAAGAAGCTCCGCGACGTCGTCGAGAAGCAGATGCTCCGCCTCGGCATGCGCAACTCGATCACGTACGCCCCGTACAAGCGCTGACAACCCGTAAGGACAAGGGCGCCGCCGGGCGCCAGATTGGTGGTGCCCGGTGGCCAACCCCAAGCTGTCCGCCCTGGTCGACACGTTCACCGGCGCGGCGATCAATTCGACGCTCTGGAACAACGTCACGGCCGGCACGGCGACCCTGGACACCGTCAACGACGAGGTGGTCCAGGCTGTGCCGACCGCGTCGGGCGGCATCAACACCTTCGGCACGAACAACCTCTACGACGCCACGGGCTCGTACGTGTACGCACAGATCACCGTCGCGGCGAACGGCGCCGGCAACACCAAGACGATCATGCGGGTGCGGTACGACTCCAACAACGCCGTCACCATGCGCGTCGAGTCCGGCGTCTTCAAGATGACCATGCAGATCGGCGGCGCGCTCACCTCGACCACGCTGCCGACGTACGACCCGCACGCCCACCGCTGGTGGCGGCTGCGGGAGGCCGGCGGCGCGTTCTACGCCGACACCTCCCCGGACGGCCTCACGTGGACGCAGCAGGCGTCCATGGCCTACACCTGGGACGCTACGAACCTCACGCTGCGGTTCGAGTCGCAGGCCAGCGCGACCGAGGTCGCTGGCAGCGTCTCCGTCATCTCCCACGTCAACACCCGCGCCGGCGGCCCCTACAACCCGAACTGGCCCCGCATCGAAGACGGCTGGGCGCCGTTCTGGAACGCCAACGCCGGCACCTTCCCCATCGACCGCTACGTGGAGATCACCGACCGCACCCGCGGCACGATGACCGTGCAGCGGGGCCGCCAGTACGAGACCGACCAGGTCCGTTCCGGTGAGGCATCGCTGCGCCTGGCCAACGACGACGCCGCCCTCGACCCCGTCAACACCGCCGGACCGTGGGCCGGCCACATCAACCCGTACCAGCCGTACCGCAAGCGCGCGCAGTGGCCGCCCACGAGGAACCTCCTCGACCAGGCCATCGCGACGGCTGGTGACCTCGGCCCGTACGCGGCCGGCACCATCAACACGAGCGCGGCCGGCCCGGACGTCTTCTCGACGACGGACACGACCGGCGGGTCCTTCGTCACCTCCGCGTCGGCCTGGGCTGGTGCCACCGTCATGCAGTTCTCGGTGCCGTCCGGGTCCGCGGTCGGCGCGCGGCCCTGCCACACACCGCGCTGGTCCGTGGTCCCCGGGAAGACGTACACGGTGCAGCTGCGCGTCCGGAACGTCACCGCGTCCACGACGCTGAGCGTGCAGCCGTTCTTCGGCTGGTACACCCCCGGCACCCTCACCCCGAGCAGCTTCAACTACGGCACGAGCAGCACCCTGACCGGGTCGACGACCGCCGGGTGGACGACGCTCACCTTCACCGCCACCGCACCGGCGAACGCGGCCGGCCTCGACTGCGGCGTGGCTCTCGCCTCCGCCGCCGCGGCTACCGCGTCCCTCCAGGTCGACGGCTGGCAGCTGGAGAAGGGCGCGGTCGCCTCCGCGTGGACGTGCCCCGGCACCTGGTCGAGCGTCTACGCCGGGTGGACGGAGCGCTGGCCGTCGTCCTGGGACATGGAGGGCATGTACGGGATCGTCGAGCCCACCGCGGTCGACACGTTCTCCCTGCTGAGCCAGCAGCAGCTCAACGACGCGCTCACCATGGAGCTGAACGCCAACTCGCCGCGGTTCGTCTACAAGCTCGACGAGCCGTCGGGCTCCACCACGGTGGCGGACTGGACGGGCAACAACCCGCAGGCACAGATCGGCATCAGCAAGTACGGCGCCGGCAGCATCACCTTCGGTGCCACCATCGCGGCCAACGACGCCACCAGCGGCATCTACACCGGCAGCTCGGACACCGTCGCCACCATCAGCAACTCCAACCCGGGCACCAACCTGACGTCCGGCGGTGCGTCGTTCCTCAAGCTGTCCTCGGCCGGCATCGTCGGCCCGGCTGACCTCAGCCAGTGGACGCGCATGTTCGCCTTCCGCTACACCGGGCCGAC